GATTGAGTCCACTTGCAGGTACATATTTAAAGTGACCGTTGGCTTTGTTTACAACCCACCAACCACCAACTTTCTTACCTGAAGCTTTTGCGTAACCAGCAAGTTGACCTACATATCCAAACCCATCACCACTACTTAATGTGTCATAAGATTCAAACTTATTTTTATAAGACCAATCAGATGCTGATTTAACATCATCAACTGCTCCATCAATCACTAAATCATAAGAACCTGACACCTCTGCATCTTTACACTTGAGTGTAACAGTATCAGACTCTTCATAATCTACTTTAGAAGCTTTTAATAAACCCTTGAAGACTGCCTCAACTATATCTCCTAACATCATATTCATCATAAAATTATTTGATTTAGGTAAGGCAGTCTCAGGTTTATTTTTCTCGTACCAAAGTTGGCAAGTGGGTCTACCAACATTAGACATACGTAAAGTAAAATCTTTTCTTTTGACCTTACCACCAAACTGACGTTGCAATGCATCTTTTACATCATTGGCTACTTGATTTATAATCTCATCTGACATAACAGATTTACCATTGACTGCATCAGTCATGTATTGATGCAACTTCAGTTCAGCGATATGATTCATTAGTTAGTACCCTCAATATCAATAAAAGACTCTACAGTTTCCATCTCTTCTTTTGAAACAGGGTTCTGCCTAGATTCTACTTTTTCTTCCCACTCCTTACAGATGTAGTCATTGAAGTTCTTTATCCAATCAACAAAGTCTCCAAATAACTTTTGGTCTTCTGCTGTAACATCAAATGCTTCAGAGAAGTCAACTTGGGCGATAGGTGTATAAAAACTACTTCCATTAGGTAGCTCGTTTGCTTTAGTACCATTAAGATGTATCATATGCTGTATAGGCAATCTAGATTTCTTAACATACTCATTAAACTGCTCACCTAAAGTTTTGAAAGCATCCTTATTATCTATCTCCCAAATGAAAGGTACATCACCTATTTCTGTAGGTTGACCCTTCTCGTCAGTAGGTTCATCCAAAGTAACCACACCAAAGATAACACGCACACGTTTAATTTGTCTTATTAAGTCTTGCATGTCAGGTGCTAATGCTTTGAAGTCTTCTATGTAACCAGACGGCTTACCACAGTTGAACCTACCTGTATTGTCTTTCAAATCAGTATTAAGATTATCAGACATTATAGTTCTATGGAACATGCCCTTGGGTTCGCCAGCTTTTGCATTAAGATTCGCTATATACCTTCTTAGCATAAACCTTTGCATGAATGGGCGAATGCTTATATTCTTTGAATAGTAGAAGGTAGAACCATTTTCTTCTACAACCTCTAATCTATATGCTCCACCCTCAATGACTTCAACATTAGCCATCTTACCATTTATCTCAGCTTGACCCATTATAGGTGTGTGCCATATTCTTAGTCTGTTTAAGTTGCCAGACTTCTTTGGCTTTGCAGCAACTTCTGTAGCTATTCCCATAGCTTTAGCTAAGTCTGCATAGCTATCTGTATTTATATTGATTAAATCATTCATTTATTTTTTTCTCCTTTCAATAAGTGCCTAGTTATATCATGCAACATCTTTAGTGTCAAGCCAATTAGTACCTATTTTTGCCTCTAATAATAAAGGTACATTAAATTCTATTTTAAACTCTTTTTCTATTAAAGATATCATATTCTGATTAGTTATTTCAATTACATCTAATACTTCCTTTTCTTCATTTGGGTGCACATCTACTACTATAGAATCATGTACGCTGTTTACTACACACGATTGATAAGGTTCTAACTTCCTCTCAATATACATTAATATCAAAGGTACTATGTCAGCCGTAGCGAATGATTGTACGGGATAGTTCTTTATCTGCGTAAAATTAGTTATCTTACCAGACATTAATCTGTGAACATCCGGGAATGAAAACTGTCTACCTGAAGGTGTTGTTATCTTTCCTGTAGCTAGAGCTTCTTTAGCCAATCGGGTATGCCAAGCTTTGATTCCTTTGTACTTCTCTGTAAAGTGTTCATAGTAGGCGGCTTCTGCCTTACTTCTGCCAAACCCAGTCGCACCATACAACGGTGCAAACGTATGTGCTTTAGCCTCTTGCCTACTTGTCGGCTGACCAGCATCAGTGATAACTTTAGACGTATACGCATGTACATCAAAACCAGTTGATACCTCGTTAATAGCGACTTTATCTTGTGATAAATATGCCGCAGCTCTAAACTCCAATTGTGCAAAATCTGCCTCCATTATCTTTCCGTTATCCCAACGTGACACAAACACTTTCTTTACGGGAAATGTTCCCCCTCGTGGCATGTTCTGCATGTTAGGGTCTGCACCACTGAATCTACCTGTAGATGTTCTGTGTTGTAGAAGTCTTACGTGTAATTTACCATCAGGTTTTACGTAAGTTTTTATACCTTGCACAAAAGAAGATAGGTATGTGTCTAGTGCAGATAGTCTTTGTAAATCTGTCAAGAAACTTAGTGCCTCTGACATATTTAATTTCTTAGCAGTATCCTGTAAGATATCTAGATATTTTTTATTGACACTAAACCCATTTGCACTAACCCATTTAGCAGATGGTGCAGAAAATTTCAAACCTGCTATTTTTGTGCTATTAGTAAAAGTGTAGCCAGTACCAGTGCAAGTATTACACTTGGGCTGCTTAACATAAGGTTTTCCATCTTTTCTTACCTTTCTCATAGTTCCTAATCCAAAACAATCTTTACATTTTACAGCTACTGTTTTGTAGATGATGTCAGATTTTTCACTAACTACTTCTTTATACGCTGATGTCTTCATGTATGAATCAAAGTTATGTGTCCAAGTTGTTTTGTCTCTAGGCTTTCTACTATAGATGACCCAAGACATTTGCTCTGGACTATTTAGATTTATAGGTGTGTCACCCATCAATTGCTTTACTTGCAACCTTAGACGTTTTTCTATGTTTTGTTTTTCAGTCTCAAATTCTACCTTAACCTCATCTAACTTGTTTAGATCAACTGCAAATCCCTTTTGATATATCTTTGCTAATGTTAAGGCAACTCTATTAGTGAGTATAACTGTATCCATTAGTTCAGCATACTCAACTGTATTTAATTTTTTGTATATTTCATCTGACAGTTGTTGTGTAGCATGTAAATCTGCTGACAAATACTCTGAAAGTTCTTGTGGTGGTATGTCTGCCACAGAGTAGCCTTTCTTAAAGTACTCTTTTAATGTATCTTGTTTCTTGGTAGCTAATTCATATCTTTCAGCACATGCCTCTAGGGATAAAGCTTTCTTGACTCCACATTGGAGTACATATTCACCTAGCATTGTGTCAAATACCGGACCATCATACTTGAATCCACATTCCCATATCCACATTAAATCATGTACTATGTTGTGACCAATTAATATAGTTGCTTGGTCTAATAGTTCTTGGACACCTTCAAAGTTATCCCTAAATAAATATTCCTCGCCTTTATCCGTCAAACAACCAACCATTACTAATTCATTCTCTGTTTCAAAAGGGTCTAGGTGTAACTTACCATCTCTAGTAGTAACTGTATTTTCTACATCAAGTGTTAATTTCATCTAATTTCTCCTTATGTTTCTTTAGATATATAACTGCTCTTTTTACTTTTGTCAAGTCATCAGAAAAACCACCCAACCCAGTATTACAATGATGACATATCCAACCTCTGAATGTTAGTGTCTCATGGCAATGGTCTAATACCCATTTAGATAGTTTGATTTGACCATACTTACCTATCTCCTTTATGTCTCTTTCACAGATAGGACAGCAATAGTCATCATTAGGATATACATTTTCCTTACGTAATTTTTTTAGTGTGGCGAAATGTCCTTTCATACAAGACTGACAGGTTCTTTTTACCTCACCCGAAGTTACTATATAAAAATTAGTAATAGGCTGTTCTACATCACATTTGATGCATACATACGTTTTGTATACTTCTTTTTTAGGTTTGACGTAACCAAATAAGTCTGGGTAATCATTCATGCCTCATACCTACCAACTTGATAATTAAGCTGACAAGTAATAACACCATGCCAACCTGACAACTTATTCTTAACAATATTTAAATGTCTTTGTAAATCCTCTTCGTCTCCATCTTCTTGCTTTGGTGGATTCTTTGCAATTAATATCATCAAGTCTGCCTCTGCAGCTTTACCTGTACGTGATCCTTCCATCATTGACTGATTCAGTAGTATTTTACCCTCTGCATCAGCAGATAGCTGAGACATATAAAAGACAGCACACTCATGCTGTTTTGCAATCATACGTGCATGTATAGCATTTGCCTTGAGTGCCTCATCTGGTCTAGCAAAGCCACCACTTCTAGCAAACTTATCTCCCATATCAAGTAAAACAACATCAGGTTTATATGATTTACAAACACTTTCAACCCATGACATGTCACGACCCGTGGCATCCTTTATCTTTATCTTATCCTTGACAGGTGCATACAAATCTCTTGCCCTACTTGGATTAGCTTTGATTTGTTTCATTGTCATGCCCGTTGAAGCAGTTAAGTATCTAGCACCAACTCTATGAGAGCCTTCCTCATTACACAAGACAATGCAGTTAGCACCTTGATGTGCGAAACCCCCGGGTGAGGCAATCATACTAGCATGAAAAGAAGTCTTACCTGTATTAGGTCTTGCTCCTACTTCAATTAAGTGTCCTGCATTGATGCCCTCAAGTTGTCTTGTTAAAGCTGGTATGTTAAAATTCCAACGTGCTTCCAAATCATTTTTAGCTAACAATGTATCAATCTCCAAATCATCCCATTCAACATTTAAGTCTGGTGTAAAGTCATCATTATATTGTTCTAGTAACATACGTAATGGTTCTAGGCTCGTCTGTTGCCCATTGACATAATCAAAACCTAGATTAGCAATGTCTTCTCCAACAACCTGTTGAAAAAGCTTTGAGAGAACCTCTTGTGCTACATCAGAACCTAACGGCTGTTCATTCTTTATAGATTTAAACAATGCAATGTATGCTTGTTTCTGTGCAGTAGACATAGACGGATTACTTGATATAAACAAAGCCTCAATCTCATCAGGTGTGACTGTACGCTCATATCTGTCCATAGCTAGGTCTATAGTCTGTTTTATCTTTCTAGCATCTTTGCTAAACAATCTGTCTGGACATCTAGCTCCACGATGTTCTTTGTAGAACTCTCTGTCCATTAAACTTCTTAATAGTGAATTTTCCATATGTATTACTCCTTTGGGGTTAGTTTGTACAAGTTATTAATATCATCTTCATTTCTATACTTTAAATCATCTTGCAATCTTAGCACACGGACATTGTTTACATACCCACGTAACTCCTTTGCAAATTGTAGTATTTTAGGTAATGCATCAGGGTCTAATGCAATTATAGCAGTTGAGAACTGTGAGAGGTAGTGCTTATGTTCTTCTGACAAAGAAGTTCCAAGTATAGCCACCCCCGTGTGTACATTGCTATCTATAACACAAGCACTTACACAGTCCTCAACAACTACTGCGACCTTACCACAACCATAAATATATGGCAAGGGGTTATTCCCATATCTTTTCCACTTAGGTAGACGTTTACCCAATGCTCTACCAGTTGCATCAATTAAATTTCCTTTATGTTCTATGGGAAAAACAACTCTGTCATCTTTCACATCATATTGCAAATTCATTTTATCTGCATCTAGTTTCCACCTATTACAGAAAGATAGGAGATTTTTCCTATTGTCATGTGGCACTACGTATTCAGGCATCTCAAATGTATTAGTTGTAGACAATTCTTTTTTTGCACTTACAGACTTAATATCATCTATAGATAGCCTAACACGAGTACTCCCACTTAGACTACAGGAAATTTTATAACAATTCCATACTAATGAACCCATATTATTTGTCGCAGTAAATGTTTTGTATGAATTACACACAGGACAATTTAATCTACGTGTCTCATCTATAGGAATGTTTAAATCTTTAACAAATTCTAGTATATTATACATTATATATGTTCCTTAGTATATATAGGCTCGGACAATGTAAATGTCTTGTATCATGGATTTAACAATGTGTCAAATTTTTTCTTGTGCTTAAAGCTAAACTAGCTGAAGCAAAAGTATTTTTCATGTAAGGCTTGACACTTTGTGGATTAGTATGACCTGTGACAGACATAATATTTCCCATTGAAACTCCTGCATCTACCATTTCAGTTGTGCCTGTTCTTCTTAAATCAGATAATCTAAGCTCCTTAGAGAGTCCTGCAGAGTCCATAATCTTTCTACCCTCTACAGGTAGCTTGGTGATCGTGTAAGGCACATACAGACCTCTCCTAGGGCGAGGGCGAGGTGCTACATATTCTTGGAAACCAAAATCTTCTTTCTGTTGCAAAAACATTTTAGTTAGTCCATCAGATATAGGTAAAAACACCTCTGCTCTCCTCTTGGATTGTTGTATGTGCATTTTATTCTCTTCCAAGTTTAAGTTCTCCCATTTGATTACACGCATATCGCCTAGTCTCTGACACCACTCATATGCCATCTGCACAATCAATCCCAAACTTCTAGTGTAAAAATCAGAGTATGCTACATCTAGATATGCTTTCACATCTTCTCGTGTCCACACTACCTTTCTAGCTATAGGTGTTCTTCTCTTTATGCTTGAGAATGGATTGACTTTGCAATGCTCCATATGTATGCCATAATTATATACCACCCTCGCCACAGACATGACATGATTGGCAAGGTGTATACCTCTCTCGCACCACTCTTCATATGCAAGTTTAGCCATCTTGGTAGTGATATCAGAAAAATTGATACTGCTTAATTTTTGTGCATCTCCAACTTTTGTGTCTAACACTACACCAAGAAAGTATTGATACTGTACTTTAGTTTCATCTCGTAAGCTCTTGAAATCAAAG